GTGGTGCCTAGGGTCAGTTTCTTTCTATATTGATTTTGAAAGAGATTTTTAACTTTTGGCGTAATTTTGGCGTAGTTGCTCTAAAACGGATTGAATAAAATATCCTTGTTTTGAGCATTATACCATAGAAGTGAATTGTGCCAACGGTGGGAAATTTGAAAGGTTATTTGATTCGTTTGGCGTTAATTCTACACCAACGAATAACTTCGCCAGCTATCCATCTCGGGTGTGATTTTTCTTTTAATCTCACGCCTTTCGGAAAGCTCGGTTGTTTTACGATAACGTTCGCAGTGTGTTGATATGGACAACCAACGAGAGCCGCCACGTAATCAAGAGGAATTAAGTTCTGACTTTTCTCTGTGAAAGCAGACACCGCCATAATCTTAATTGCCTCTGACATTTCTTTTTGTGTTTTATCAGGTAATTCCATTATTAAGCTCCAATAAAAAACCGCCCATAAAGAGCGGTTATAGTGATTTATTTTAGTTAGCCGATAAACGATATAGCAAATGTTCAAAATCGGCTTTATGTGCTTGTTTAAGCGGTTCTATGAGCTTTCTAGCCACTGGCAAAGATTTATCATAGTAACGCTTATATTCTGTGTGGTGTCCGTAAACGGTAGGACTGTATGACGATCCAATTACTTCTAACGGTTTAACCAGCTTTCCCAATAACCAATTCATCTGACCGTGCGAAAATAACAAAAGAGTAAGATTTGAGATTTCTTCTTTTGTTAAATCGAAAGTAAATCTTTCTTCTGCTGGTGGAAGTGCAATAGGTTGCAAGTTCATGATGAACGCCATCGCATTTCCGAATTGGCTTTGTGGGATTTGGTCGTATTTCGCAACCTTGAACGCTTGTTTCAACTGGCGGTAGATTTCTTGCCAGTGTAAGCCTGTTCTATGGTGTGCTTGTTGTACTGCTGATTGGATCGCCTGTTGTTGTTCAGGTGTAATTGTATTTGGTAAAAGTGCGGTCGAATTTTTGTGTAAATTTAAGAACGCACGCAATACGATTAAATGGAATTTAGGACTAATCCACATCGCATAGGCAAGCATTAATTCTTCGCAAGCGTAAGTTCCTTGAAGTCCTAAATCTCTACCGCCTTTAACTACTTTTAAAGCGATGTTGGAATTCTCACATCGCTCAATTTCAGTGATTAAATCTTGCGTTTGTTGATTTTTAATAAAGTATGTCGGACGATGCTTTGGATCGTTTCCGCTTGCTGCGTGTAGATCGTTTAATGAGTAAAGATTGTCAGATTGACGAATTGAATTATTAAGAATTGTTAAGTTTGACATTTTTGTACCTTTCGTTTTAGTTTAGTTAGTCGTTCGCTTAGTGGGCGGACGGGCTTCAACTACCAACGAAAGATGGCGGAGCTTATTCCCTTTCGGTGTTTTATTTAGCTCTCTCGACCCGACCGTAAACGATCGATACCTAAATTTCAGGTACAAAAAAACCGCTTTTGGACGGGCGGATAACCGTCTTTCGTTTGTAGTGCGGTTATCTTAATCCGAAGTATAAGCGGTGTCAATATATAGTAATCTTAACTAATTATTCTTCATTCCGTTTGTTTTGTTCGAGCCATTTCTTTACATCTTCGCCGCTCCAGATAAGGATATATGGTTGAGGATATATAGGTTTTGGAAATTTGCCATCACGAACGAGATTATAAAGCTCATCTTCGCTAAGCTTTGCAGCCTCGCAAACAAGAGCAAGCGGCATTACAGCAAACGGAGTGAAGTTAGTTTTGATTTCTGCTTTTTCCATATTCATCACCTTAAATTTTTTGAATATGATAGCATATTATTAATCTTTCGGCGGTTCAGGTAAAGGCATCCAGTATTTAACTTCTAGGCATGGAACGCAGTCAAATTCTGCATCAAAATAAAAATTCCCATTGTTATCTAAATAGCCTACAAATTGATTATACGCCTCTGTGTAATTTCTTTTTCCGAACAACAATACTAGGTAGCTATAACCATCACCATCTAGCTCAGGCAATCTATCACTACATTTAATCCATCCGCTCATACTTTCTCCTTTGGAGGTTTCGGAAGAGGCATCCAGTGCGTAATGTTATAACCAACATACCATTTACCATCTTCCATAATAATGTTTATACTTATGTATTTAGTTTCAGCATCGAAAACCAAACACTTAATGCCTTGCTCGGGTAAGCTCTCAGTGCATTTAATCCATGGATTTTTGAAGTTCTCTAACTCGTTTTCCGCATTAGATAATGCGTCATATAAAATAGCAATGCCATTCATTGCATCTTGATAGGCTAAAGATGGTGCAGTCATGTTTATTCCTTATTCAAATCTTCTTTAATTTGCGCTTGTTTTTTTATAAGGCGCATCTAGCGGAATCCCGTGTCTAATCCTGTAAAATAAGGCTTGGTTGCTAACTCCAAGCTCTTTTGCCAGCATAGCTCTTGCTTTTAATTTCCCTTTATATTCAACAAAAACCGTATTACTCCGATTGTTTTGCTGAGTCTGCATTGTCGCCCATCGACAATTTATCGGGGTGTAGTTTCCTTTGCAGTCAATGCGGTCTAATGTTAGGCTGTCATCATATCCATTAAGCAATGCCCAGCTCTTAAACTCCTCGTAGTTCTCCCATTCTTTCGCATAGCTGATTCCTTTGTCGCCATAATTTTTAGCTTCTCTGTTATTTCTAGCATTGCATCGTTTTTTCATTCCGTGCCATATCCTATATAAGCGAGAATCCACCAATCCAGCATCCCCGTGCCTTTTGTTAAGCGAACCTTGTTTTTTAAGTACAGACAAGCGATAGCAGCCACAGCTAACAACACTACCACTCCTTAATAGCTTACCAGTCGCTGTAAATAAGTTTCCGCATTCGCAAAGGCATTTCCATAGTGCTTTCTTATCGCTGCTTAAGCCGGCGTACTCTAAAACTGTACACTTTCCAGTTTTAAATCCATTCATATCTTTAACTTTTCCCATTTAGATCGTCCTCCTTGATCCAAATACCTTCACGCATTTTCCCTTTACGGTCTTTTATCTGCTCGTAAGCGTGTTCTAGGCACTCAAGCATAGTAAATCCGTAATAGTGAGAGTAACCGTTAAGCTCGGTGATTAGCTCGTATAAAACTAACTTACCATTACCGCCATCAATCAACCACGATAAAACATCTAAATAATGAATAGTGTATTTAATCTGATTTTCAGGCGATTCAATTTGAAATTCCCGAGCAAAGATTAAATCTTTCTCGATTTGGCATTGCTCATTAAGGATAATCAAAACTACGCCACAATCGCCAATACTGTCTTTGATTTTCTCTTTGTCGTTTCGTGCGATACCAGCACAAAGCTCGCCAAATTCTTCCATCAGCTTAATAAATTGTTTCTGTGGGGTAGAGCCTAAGATAAGGTTTCTATCTTTCGCCCATTGTTCAATTTTCCCAATTAATTCTTTTTCTTTCATATCACACCACCCAACAAAACGCTTTCCACGCAACGCCAAAGAATAAGCCAGCAGTCGCACCAACTAATACAATGCCGACTATCCAAGAGATAAATAGCGAGAGCCATATAATAAAGTCTTTCATACTTACTCCATCATGCTCTTCATAAAATCAAGCCATTTTTGAGCATCTTCTTTTGTGCGAAAACATCGACCATTTTGAGAAAAAGATCTATATGTTGAACTGCTTTCAGAATACCAATAATCGCAATATATTTCACCCAAATAAATATAATAGAATTGCTCACCATCATTAGGCTTAAACGGCTTAGGTAAATCTTCAATGCTAATCTTTGGTTCTTCATGCATGCCTACAATATCTTTTCCACACCATCCAGATGTAAATCTACCGTTATCCATCCACGCTGCACATGGGTTATCAACCGTGCCGTCTGTATTAAATGTCATTCCTACTACTGGGTAGGTTACTTTTACTCCGTTTTTGCACGTGTAAATGTCTGGTACTCTGTGGTAAATAATTGCTTTTCTTCCGTCGCGCAAGATAACTGGCTCACCATTTAAAGCTGCCTCCAAGTTAAATTTTTTCATTTTCTTTCTCCATTAAAATATTTTCTTGGCGACCTAGTATTTTTGTAACTAATCGCACAAAATGAAATCTAAACTTACTATCTGTTTGGTAAATTCTTGTAAGTCCGTAATTTGTTTTATATGTAACGGCATATTTCTTTTTTAGCTCAAAGCTAACCATGTGTATTCCCTCTAAAACAAAAGGCGCTCACTTGGAACGCCTATTGGATTTGTTAAATATTGATTACTGTTTCTGATTACCAAGATTAACCACTGGCAAAATATCAACCAGTGGCTCTTGTACTTCTTGAGCCAATTCAAGTCGACCACCTAACGTTGCGTAACCGATAATGTCGCTCCAGTGGTCAGTTTCGTGCGGATTGCCATTTAGAATTCGCACAATCTTTCCGGCAATCATTGTTAATGCGTAATACTGCACACCGTCAATGTTCTTGCGGTTTTTATTAATAAGCTCCATTAATGCATTAAACGTAACAGAGCCTTGAATGAAATCACCGTGCGTATTTCTACGCTCATTCAGAATATCTTCTGTTGTTTTCATTTCTGCCCCTTGTTCTTATCTGTGTAATTTACTAACTCACGGATTTTCTCACGCACAAGCTCAAGAGCTTTTTCTAAACTCCGTTCTTTCTCGTGTAATTCCGCTAATTCGTGTTCTGTTTCTTTTTCCATTTTTCACCCAAAAGAAAAGCCGCTATTTTGCGGTCTCAATCATTTTTAAAATACGCTCTGGCGTTTCCTTTACTACCACATTATGCTTGTCTGAAAACTCAACAATAGAGTAGTCATCGTACGCTGATGTTACAGTTCTAATTAAATCTACATTTACAATTAAATCACAGTCACCAGCTCTAAAATTTGTCAATTTAATAAATTTGCTCATAACTCACCCCTAGAATGGAATCCCATCTGAAAAATCATCTTGTTCAGCCATCGCACTTAATGGATTTGGTTTAGCTTTACTTGCTTTCGCTTGTTTTGGCTCATCTTGGCGACCGCCTAACATCTGTAAGTTATCACCTTGAATTTCTGTGGTGTAACGGTCTTGTCCGTTGCTATCTTGCCATTTACGGGTTTTTAATCGCCCCTCAATGTAAACCTGTGAGCCTTTATGTAGATATTGACCAGCGATTTCGGCTAATCTGCGATAAAGCACGATGCGAACGTATTCAACATTTTCTACAATGCTTCCATCTTTCGCTTTATATCGCTCGTTAAGTGCAATGGTGAAGTTAGCCGCCTGCTCACCATTATGCATTGTTCTAATTTCAGGGTCTGCGGTTAGGTTACCGATAAAAAGGCATTTATTTACGCTCATTTTGGTTCCTTATATTAAATTTAATAAAAAGTCGTTGTACATTAAGTTATATTCATCAATCAAATCGTGAAGATTATTCTCTTTCAACCAGTTTATTGACCTGTCATAAAGTTTCTCTTCTTCGATTTGCTCTTTTGTTTTGTTAAGTAATCTCTTTCTCAAATTCTCAATATCTTGGTGATATTGTTCACGAGGAATAGAATTCACATTCTGCTGGGTTGATTCGTTGTAGCGTTTTTGAGATTCTTGCTTTTTTTGCTCAGTCTTTTCTGGCGGAATACTATCAACCAAATCATCCTCAACTATTTCAAGCGCTGTCAAATATAGGTATCGGCGTTGATAAGTTTGAATGGCGCCAAGATTTTGAATTTCCGT